GATCACTCCGAAGCCCCCCGGAAATTTCCGCTAGGGGCAAGGTTGCACATGGGTCAATTCTCAGTAACAATTTTGGCCGCTGCCGGGTCAGCTCTCAGTGACAATCAACAATCGTGGTCATTGATGAGGCTGCCTATCACCGTGACGTCCGCGAAGTGATCGACGCGGTGAACGCCCTGCTGATCTGGGGTGGCAAGGTGCGCGTGATCTCGACGCATAATGGCGTGCTCAACGCCTTCAACGAGCTGATCCGTGAAGCACGGGCAGGCAAGAACCCGTTCAATGTGCACTTCATGCCCTTTGGCCTCGCGGTTGAGAATGGTCTGTTCAAGCGGGTCTGCATGATGAAGGGCAAGCCGTGGTCGCAGGAGGCGCAGGACGCGTGGGAGGCGCTGATCCGTGGCTCTTACGGGGTGCGCACGTCGGCGATGCAACAAGAGCTGGACGCGATCCCGTCCGAGGCGGCGGGTGCTGCGCTGAGCCGTGTCCAGATCGAGGCGCGCATGGAGGACGGCATTCCGTTCGAGCGCTGGTCGCAGAAAGATGATTTCCGCAACGCACCTGATCACATCCGCAAGGCCGATGCCCTGGACTGGTGCGTAAAGGTTCTCAAGCCGATCCTTGCGTCTCTGAACCCCAACCGCCGCCACTTCTTCGGTGAGGACTTTGCGCGCTCCGGCGATGCCACGGATTTTGTGATCCTCGAAGAGGGGACAGATCTTGTCCGGCGGCAAAAGCTGATCGTCGAGCTGCGCAATATCCCCTTCGACCAGCAGCGCGATATCCTGTTCTACGTCTGTGACCGCATACCGCGCTTCTCCAAAGGCGCAATGGATAAGGGCGGCAACGGGGCCTATCTGGCCGAGAAGGCAGCCCTGCGCTACGGCGACAAGATCATTGAGGTCAGCTTCAGTCAGGAGTGGTACCGTCAGGAGATGCCTCCCTATATCGAAGCGTTCGGCGACGGCACGATCGTGCTGTGCCGTCATGCCGATGTCCTTCAGGACCACCAGTCCCTGCAATATGTGGATGGCGTGATCCGCGTGCCGAAAGACTTCCGGTTCAAAGGCTCTGACGGGTTCGACCGCCACGGCGACAGCGCTGTCGCAGGCGCGCTGGCGTGGTATGCGAGCAGGCAGGAGGTCGAGGAGTTCGGTTATGAGGGCGCGGACACCAATGACCGCTGGCGCACGGGCGGCGGCGGTGGCGGTGGGGATGATGATGACGAGCCGGTTGGCCGTTTTGGCAGCGGGGCGTGGTAATGGTGCGGGCGCTCTATTTTTCCGACAAGGATCAGTTTCGTGTAAAGCGGTACCCGGGCAGCTTCATCGTCGAGCCGCGACAGGTGGCTGGTATGCATGAGCTCAAATTCATCTGCCCCTGCGGATGCGGTTTCGAGAACCAGCTGCTGGTCGGCGAAGGCCACAAGCCCGGCGGCGACCGGCCCAGCTGGATCTGGAACGGCTCAACCACTGAGCCCACTCTGAAACCGTCAGTGCACCTCGTCGATCACTGGCATGGATATCTGAACGACGGCTACTGGGAGACAGTCTGATGGCATTGGTCGATCTGAACGGAGCACCGCTCAAGGCCCCGCCGAAGGCCTCGCTGGTCGAGGAGACCGGTGGGCCGATGATGGGCGGTGTGCGCCAGATCCAGTCCGGTCACCCGGCGGATGGTCTCACACCGCACCGTCTGGGCGCGTTGTTGCGCGAGGCGGAGACGGGCGACGCGACTTCCTATCTCGAGCTGGCCGAGCAGATGGAAGAGAAGGATCTGCATTATGCGGCGGTGCTGGGAGTGCGCAAACGTGCGATCCGGCGGCTGAAGGTCGTTGTTGAGTCCGGTGCCGAAGACGATGCATCCGAGAAGGCGGCGGAGCTGGTGCGCGCGGCCATGGGTTCGTCTGCGATCATGGACGACATGATCGACATGCTGGATGCTCTGGGCAAGGGGTTCTCCGCCGTGGAAATCATGTGGGATGTGAGCAAAAAGCCCTGGACCATCGGACGGCTTGAGCACCGCGATCCGCGCTGGTTCCGCTTCGATCAGATTGACGGCCGCACGCCGCTGTTGCGCACCAATGAGGGTGACGTGCCGCTGCCGATGTACCGGTATGTGTTTCACTGTGCGCGGCTCAAGTCCGGTCTGCCGATGCGGTCCGGTCTCGCCCGCCTGGTGGCATGGGCCTATGTCTTCAAGAATTACACGCTCAAGGACTGGGCGATTTTCATGGAAGCGTACGGCCACCCGCTGCGGATTGGCCGTCATGACGGCAATGCCACGGTTGAGGATCGCGCCACACTTCTGCGCGCTGTGCGTCGCATCGGTATCGACATGGCTGCGATCATCCCGAAGTCGATGGAAGTCGAGATCGTCAACGGCAACGTGACCGGCGCGGACAAGATGTTCGAGTTTTCGGCACGCTATTGGGATGAGCAGATCTCCAAGGCAGTGCTGGGTCAGGTCTCGACGACGGATGCGATTGCGGGCGGCCATGCGGTGGGCAAGGTGCACAACCTGGTGCGCGAAGACATCCGCGATTCCGATGCGGGCCAGCTGGCCTCGACGCTGGAGCGAGATCTGGCCCTGCCGATGACGGTGCTGAACTTCGGCGAGGGTGCCACGCCGCCCAAAATCCGGTTCGAGGCCGAGGAAGAACGCGATCCACGCCTGACCATGCTGGCGATCAAGACATTTGGCCCGCTGGGCCTCAAGATCCCGGAGCGCATGGTGCGGGATACCTTTGGGATCCGTGAGCCGGAGGAGGGCGAGGCAGTTATGGATTTTTCGGGATCTGCGCAGACGGCTGAGGGCGCGCCTGCAGAGACACTGCCGCCCATTGCGGCCTCGGCGCTGATCACAGCGCAGGGGCAGATCGGTGCTGTGGTTGACCGTATGGTCGAGACTGGCCGCGCGCAGGGTGAAATGGACGTGCTGCTCGGCGGTCTGGTGGAGGCCATCGAGCAGGCGCGCAGTCTGGAGGACATCCGCGACATGCTTGCAGAGGCGGCGACTGGCGCGCCCGACGATACGCTGCGCGAGCTGCTGGCGCGTCTGACGTTCAATGCGCGGCTGGCGGGCGAGACCGGCGCGGAGATCAGCTGATGGCGGACCGCATCGAGCTCAACCCGCTGGCACCGCGCGAGGCTATCGAGTTTTTCCGCTCGAAAGGCTTTGCGCCTGCGTTGCAGCGGTTTGATTACCGCGATCATTGGCGCGAGGAGCATGCGCGCACCTTCGTCGTTGCAAAGGCGATGCAGGACGATGTCCTGGCGTTGATCCGTGATGAGCTCGACAAGGCGCTCTCCAACGGCACAACACTGGAGGCGTTCCAGAATGATCTGGCGCCCAGGCTGCGCGCGCAGGGCTGGTGGGGGCGCAGCACGATGCGCGACCCGCTGACCGGAGAGCTCCGGGACGTCGAGCTGGGATCCATGCGCCGCCTGAAGGTGATCTTCGACACCAACATGCGCACCTCCTATGCGGCGGGGCAGTGGGCGCGGTTGCAAAGGACCAAGGCGTTTTTGCCGTTTCTGGAGTACCGCCAGCTGGCGCGGCCCACCGCGCGCGATGCGCACAAGCCGTTCAACGGGCTGATCCTCCCTATCGATCATCCGATCTGGGGCAAGATATTCCCGCCGAACGGCTGGTTCTGCGGCTGCTATGTGCGCCCTGTGAACCAACGCATGCTCGAGCGTGAGGGCAAGCAGGTGACCACGGACGCGGAGCTGGCCGAGATTGCCAGCGCGCCCTGGACCAATCCGCGCACCGGGGAGACCGAAGATCTGCTGGAAGGCCTGGATCCGGCTTTTGCATCTAATCCCGGTGCGGCATGGCTGGATACCGGCGAGCGCCATGCGGCCAGCCGTCTTGATCTGCCGGACTCCTTTCCCGCGTATGATCACGGCTATCTGAGGGAAATGGCTGCCCTTCGAATGCGCGATTTGAGGGATGTGGCCCTGGTCTATTCGCTGCGCGGTCAGGAAACAGACCAGCCCGTTGGAATGACGCGTGGCGCGGTCGGCACTCAGCCAGCGATGCCCGATGCCGCAATGGACCGGGCACTGGCCGCGCCCGATGAGGCGGCGGTGTTGCTCAGGGCTGCGGCATCGGGCCGGGCAATCCCGCTGGCCGATCTGGAGCGCTTTGGCGGTCAGCCTGGTCTGTCGCAGATCGCCCTGACCAGCCCTGATGGATCAATCTTCCGGATTGGCCGTGTGGCTGGTCGCGTCTTCCCTGCGTCCCAGACCGTCGCGGCCAGCCATGCGCGCATCACAGCCGAGGCCACCCGACAGGCTGACCGCCTCGGAATCGGGCCGGAAGATCTGGAGCTGATCATTGCCCATGCTCTGGCGCAGGCCCTCGCCGGAACCGGTGATGTGCAATATGCGGTGGCGCCATCGGGGCGGGTTGCCTTTGTGCTGGAGCTGGCCTCCGATCTGATCAGCACGCTCATCTCGATTGCCTTTGGCCGGTGAGCTGTCGGTGTGGCGATCAGGTGTCGGGCAGGCCCCCCTCAAAAATCGCCCGTAGAGC